AGGTTTTGCGTTAGCTTTAGTAATAGACCGTGGACCGTGGTTATAGAATCTTTGTTTAAACAACAATATAACCGGTACAAATGGTACACCTACCACGAAACCCTGCTAACGCGGGGCCTGCAGGTGTACCACCTGCTTTTTGGTAATGGTACACCCTAACGTCATAATTCAATAAAATCAATAACTTAGGGTGTACCAGGGTGTACCACAAACAACGCCAAAAGCTCGGCTACCGCCTCGCTTTCGTTGAAACTAGATAAATTACAGTATTTATTAGGAGTACATTATGAATGAATTGATGAAACATCTTGATGAAATGAAGACTGTAGATAAGTTTACAGAGTCTGAACATGACATCAGATACAAAATCAACGAAGAGTTAGCTCGTATAAAAGCTAGCTCAAAAAAGAATAGTTAGTTAATTACGACAGCTATTCATAGGTTGCATTTATGCGAGTAAATGCGTTTTATAAATCACTTTACTATATATAGGAGTTATTATGAGTGAACATTTTGACCCAAGTGAGCAAGAGACTAAAGAACTCTTGCCAAAAGCTGAGTCTGACATGAGTGACTATACAGAAGACACCATTGCAGATTCTGAAGGTGCAGAACAACGTTCTGTGAAAGCATCAATCAGCTTGCCTGACTTTTTCCATGTGAATTACAGGCTTGATGATTACGGCAACCCAACATTCAAAAATGATGTGGTTGCTTCAATCATGGCTATCTTTGACAAGAAGATTGGTACTGAGCCAGTTTTCAGTGAAAAAGAAGGCTATGCACCAGTAGATAAGCAAAAAGAAGCTTTTGATAAATCAGTCAACAATATCGTTGACGGCTTTCAAGAGTTGACTATCGTTGACCCACAGTCAACTGGCTTGTCGTTCTTGCAACTATGCACCAGAACATGGGCAGAGTTTGCAAGCATTTCTTATGATTATCAAACAGCTATGGCTAAAGCAGGTGATGAAATACCTGACTGGTTGGTCGAGCGTGAGCTTAAGATGTTTGACCTTGGTCGTAAGGCAAGAATGATGTCTATGGCTCTTGAGTCACTAGACCATTCCTTTGGCTTGAAAGAAGTTTCAATTCAAAGAAACAGAGTTCAATCAGCAGTTGAGCAAAGATTGCAAAGACTTGCTGAATGGAATTTCAAACAGTATGCAGATACTTCTGGAAAAACTTCACAAAAACTCAATGGTGAGACCAAAAAGCATATGCAAACTATGTTTGATAACGCGTAAGCGTAAACAGTCTACCCCGACGGTACCGTAAGTCGCTGTCGGGACTGACTTTAAAGTTGCGGACTTACACAAGTCCTAGCTGGGTTTAGATATCCATTCCTAGCTAGGCATTTTTTAACTTTTAAACCAAGGAAATATTATGGCTAAATCACAACAAATCGTAATCAATCCACCTAACTTTCAGCAAGTAAAGCTAAAAGTTACTGGTTTGACTCCGTTAATCCAAAACAAGATGAAAGAAACCATCATTCAGCAAATGGAAGATGCTCGTAAAGGTAAGGCTAAAAAGTCAACTCGTGTGCCTTTTGACCCTAAGAAAGAGTATCTGAAGTCTGCATACTTACAAGACGATGGTTCTTTCGGCTTTCCTGCGTCAGCGTTCAAGCAGTGTGCTGTGCGTGCAGGTAAAGGTCTTGGTCTCGCAATGACTGACACAAGAACTTTGTTCTTTGTGCTACCAAATGCACCGGACGGTGAATGTGTTCAAATCAAAGGTTCTAAACCAACCATGCGTAAAGACCCGGTCAATGTTCAAGGTAACAAAGATCTAAGGTTTCGACCTGAGTTTCGAAATTGGAAAGCAGAGTTGCTTGTTAAGTTCGACGCTGATCGTGTGACTGTAGAACAGATTGCTAACTTACTAAACCACGGTGGTCAAACTGTTGGTGTTGGTGAGTGGCGTCCAGAGAAAAACGGTACGTTTGGTACCTTTCAAGTAGGAGCGTCTAAATGAAAAGAGGCAGAGGAAGACCTAAAGGGTCACTAAGTGGAACAATAACTCAACAGCAAATTATATCTGATGAGCTTATTGCTTTACATAAAAAGCATAAGACTTTGAGCCCTAGTATTATCGTACAAAGTGCAAAAAGAAAAAAATCTCCTTTGCACGATTTGTTTGATTGGGATGACACAGAAGCGTCACAAAAGTGGCGTTTGCATCAAGCTAGGATACTTATCGTTAACGCAAAGATAACTGTTGTAAAACATACACCTACAACAGTAAAAGCTTTTGTTAGTTTACGCGATAAGGAAGAGCGAAAGTATATGCACACAGCTCAAGTTATGGAAGACAAGACTTTGCAATTGCAATTGTTTACTTCTCTAGAAAACAGAATACAAACAATTCAAGACCAATTGCAAGCATTTGGCATTCTTACTAGAAGTGCAAAAACAGCATTAACTAGTGCTAAGAAACCCATTACGCGTAAGCGTATGCAACTTCAAAAAGTTAAGTCATCTAAAAAGATAGCTTAACTTTCCTTGGCAGTCTAGTCTCGTCGTGTTACAGCGTGCCGAGGCTAGGCATGGTTAGGCAGTCTAGTTCCGGCACGCTGAGGCGGGTCGTGGTTGGGTAATGTTTGGCAGTTAAGGCATGTTTTGGTTTCGTGCGACGCGGAACGGTCCGTCAAGGTATGGAATGTAAGGCAGTTTTGTTAAGTTGCGTTTCGGTTAGGCGAGGTTTGTCCCGGTGTGTCAGTCGAGGCAAGTCATGTCCCGTTGGCGTGTGTTAAGTCAAGTTGTGCTTGTGGCAGTCCAGGTGGCGCGTGTCATGTCAAGTTACTGTGAGTCAAGATTATGGCAGGTTTTTGCTAGAGTTGGTCTCTCCCTAATACAAAACCAACTCTAGCTCCAATTTTTTTTATTTTGGTAGTGTGCTCGTACAAACTAAATCTTCCCGATGCCCCGCGCCGAACACTGCGCGTTCGCGCTACATCGGAAAGACGCTTCCGGCCATCCTTTGGGCACCGCACTGCGTGCGTGCCGTCGGATGCCTTCAGCGGTTTGTACCTTCGCCTACTATGTTCTTGGTACAGAAACCTCGCAAAAATACGCCGACCGACACGGCGTATCTTTTGCTTAATCTTGTACGACAAGTTAGTTTTTATAAATTTAAATGTCTTTGCTCGTGCGAGCTACAACGCTCGCACATTCGCAGAGAGTATGTATATGCAGGAGTAAAATATGCGAGTTATACAAAAATTATTACCTAGTTTTTTAGGTGTATTTAGTAAATATGGAGGTCATATGGCTACTAGATTATTTCGAGCTACTTTTGTAGACGCTTTTTCACACAATACTATTGTAGTGGAGTTTGATGCTCCATTCCCAGTAGATGAGCAAGTGGATTACAAAAAGCTTGCAACCCAAAGGTTGGGCGAGATGATACGAAACGGACAAGTGAAGATTCGTGATGTCGAGCCCGTTGAACTATAACTATTTGATACGAGGAGTACTATGTCAGATACAACAACTATGCAGACTGTTACAGCAACAGATCTCAAACACGAGATACGCGACAACATGCGTATCGGACTCAATACCATGATCTGGGGTGGCCCTGGGATTGGTAAATCAGAAATACCACAACAGGTGGCAGACGAACTCAACATACCCTTGCTTGATTTTCGTGCCAATCTATTCGACCCTGTCGATGTTCGTGGTATACCTTATACAAGAGACGACCTTTCAGTCGCTTCAGGTGCTATGAAGATAACTTCGTGGGCACCACCAGATATTTTTCCTAGCGAAGAAACGCATGGCCCTCGTGGTTTGTTCATGATTGACGAACTACCAACAGCGCCACCTGCTACACAGAATGCGTTTCTACAACTTCTACTAACTCGTCAGGTTGGTGACTACAAAATGCCTGACGGTTGGTCATGTCTTGCTGCAGGTAATCGTCTAACAGACGGTGCCTCAGTTTACCAAATGCCCTCACCTGTAAGAAACAGACTGATGCATTACGAACTCGAGCCGAGCTTGGATGCTTGGTGCGAGTGGGCGCTAAAGAATGAAGTCAATACTACTTTGGTTTCTTTCATGCGCTATCGTCCTAACCTTTTGTACAGTTTCAAAGCTGATGAGTATGCTTTTCCTACTCCTCGAAGCTGGTCATTCGTCGACAAGCGTTTGAGACTAACGAAAAACATGGACGATTCAAGGTTGTTCTTTGGTATTGCTGGTGCCGTTGGCACAGGCCCTGCTGGAGAATTTCTTGCGTTTGCAAAAATTGCAGACAAGTTGCCAGATATTGACAACTTGATTGCTAATCCTAGTTCATACATGCCATCGGAAGACCCTGCGGTATTGTATGCACTTACAGGTGCAGTGGCTTCTAGAGCGGAACCAGCTAAACTAGAAAACATTATGAAACTTGGTAAGAAGATACCTACTGAGTTTCAGGTCGTTTTGGTCAAAAGCATTCTTGCAATTGACAAAGCGTTATTCAATCAACCTACAATACAAGACTGGGTTCGTGTGAACGCAGATGTTGTATTGTAACAACGGAGAAAATTATGGCTACAGTTCGTATGTCAAACAAACTCACTGCTGACCTCTGCAAAGAGTATGAGAAAAGCTATGAGAACACTAAACCAAAACCAGAGTATCCTGCGTCTTTAGGCGATGCTATCTATGACACTCATGTTAAACCTATTGTTGACAGAGTTAGAGATGCAGCAAGGCTTAATGATGTAGAGTTCTTTGACCTTGACCAAGATAGCGAAGAATCATTCTTTATCAAAGACAATGAGTTGCATGTAGCATTTGAAACAAAATGCTATGACCAAAAAGATAGAGATCCAGCTTATGATGAGTTACCTTGGGAGTTGCAAAACTGGGTTAAAGAGTATGAGTGCAATACTGAAACACCAGAGCTGCACAATGCAAACATGCCTCTTTCAGTAGAACAACCATTGATAAAAGGTAATTCTTATCGAAGTCAAATACCTTTCAATCTTTACAAAGCACCTCAAGACGAAGCAGTTATACAAGCTCTTGAGATATCTAAGGAAAGGCACATGTACGACATCAACAAACAAAACGAAGTCGCTAAGTTTGCTAAGATGTTGCTTCGTTTTCAAACGCTTAATCAAGCACTGAAAGCATGGCCTGGTGGTGCTTTGGCATCTATGGTGCAAAAAGTTGACCCAGAAAAAATGGTAACTATTCACAAGAAAAACGTGCGTAAAGCAAAAGCACAGCAAGACAAAGGCTTTGTTGAGCAACATGCTGGTGATTTCAACGCTGTGATTCTTGGTTCAACATTACTAGGAGATGATGACTAATGGAAGATATTAAAACAGCTTTTACTCGAGCTCGTTCTTCGTTGTTGTTGAAACAACCATTCTTCGGTACGCTCTGCCTTCGATTGGGGGCAGAGTTTACCGAAGATATTCCAACAGCAGGAACGAACGGCGAAAAGCTACTAATCAATCCTACTTTCTTTCTCAAGTGTACAGCTGAGCAAAGAGTTGGTTTGCTGGCTCACGAAGTTATGCATTGTGTTTACATGCATGTGCTTCGTCTTAACGAGCGTGACCCATTTCTTTGGAATGTAGCTGGCGATTATGTAATTAATCTAGTCGTTACTGATGCTGGCATGATATTGCCTGAAGGTGGACTACTTGATGAAAAGTATCGTGACATGACTGCTGATGAGATTTACACCACTCTGCAAAAGAATGGTGGTGCAGACGCTTTGTCTGGTTTGTCTGACTTTGACGGTACTTGTGTACAACCTAATCCATCTTTGACAGACAGTGGCTCACAAAGTAAACACGAAGCAGATATGCGAGTTGCAGTACAACAAGCAGCTGAGTCAGCTAAAGCACAAGGCAAGCTACCAGGTAGTTTGGCTAAGCTTGTTGATGACATTGTGTCACCACAAGTCAATTGGAAACAAAAGCTTGCAAGATTCTTGAAGAGTAACAACAAATCAGATTACAGTTGGCAAAAACCTAATCGTAGGTTTGTTGCTAACGGTATGTATCTGCCTAGTTTGTATTCACCATGTATTGAAGAGATTGGTGTCATTGTTGACACTTCTGGTTCTCGTACTGATGAAGAACTCAATCAAGATTTGGGTGAGATATCTTCTATGTTGGTTGATGCCAATGTAGAAAATATACATTTCATGCAAGCAGATACTCATGTGACTGATGAACAAACATTTACAAGAGAGTCAATGCCTTTGAAAGTTACAATGCAAGGGCGTGGCGGTACAAGGTTTGGACCAGCTGTTGCAGAAATGGCAGAGAAATATCCAAGTGTCTCTTGCCTTATTTACCTTACAGACTTGGAGTCAAACGACTTTGGAAGCGAACCACACTTTCCAGTTGTTTGGATAACTAACTCAGCTACGGAGGCGCCTTACGGTGAAATTATCGAAGTCAATTAAGCGTATGAAGAGATACGCAAAAAATGGAGTTGTAGTTCTTCTTGGCACACTTGCAATTGCTATCGTGCTACAACATATTCTAACTTTCATGCTACTAGCTCTAGTGCTAGCTGGCATGTTTTACATATTGAGGTACAACTATGCCTAGTATATTGTCAAGTATTACCACAGCTTTGTGGATACTTATCGAACTAATTCAATTTGGCTACATGGCCTATATTATGTGGAGGCAACGCAACAATGCTAACTATCGGAATATTCAGCGCGCTAGGTCTGCTTTTGCTAGCGCTTAAAGCTGGTGGTCGTAAGACTATTGGACATGACATCTTTGCTGATGTACTGATTACTGCAACACTTATGGTTGCTTTCTATGGTACTTTCAGCGGTATGACTGCTGCTATGGTTGGCGGTCTTACTGCTTCTCTTGTATTATTTCTTATGCGTAAGACTATGGTACATGAAAAACTAAAGGTTGAATCCATAAACAAAAAAGCACTTGGGTTCAACTTTTCTGTGCCAAAGTTGAAATGGGAAACAAAACAACCAGATTGGCGTAAGCACAATCAATACTCTGAGGATCAAGGTTTGTAATGAAACTAAAGCAAAAAGCAGAAGAATGGGAACAGTGGCATGGTTCTTGGTTAGAAGATTCTTTAAATGAATACTTTGACACTTTCTCTGTAAAACAAATAAAAAGAAAAGCTCTTGTGCATATGCTTGAAGATGATGCCACTATGGATGAAATTTCTTATCTTTTCTTTTTTGAAACTTTTAGAGATTGGTTGAAAAATAAAGCAAAACCTGGCATGTACGAAAGCCCTGATACTATACCTAGCCCTGCAACTATTGATACAATGTTCGAATTAGATATACCAATAGTTGAGGAAATGTATGAAGCATTTTGTGAACATTACGGATTATAAAGAATTTGCTCTTCGTATGTATAAGAAGAATTGCTCTGAACGACGTGCCTATGGCATGGAAGTTCATCCTACTTTTCAATCGTACGAAGAGTCCAATCGTGATTTCTTGAAAAAGAAATATCGTAACAGTTAGTTGATACAACCACCTGTGGAACCCAGTGCCCTAGAGGTCCGAGAGAGGCAGACGACTTCCTAAGAATCGATGCAAGATAAGCGTTGATGTACTCAACGAAACTTTAAGTTTATACTTATGATTTTAAGCGGGTCAGAGACCACGCTAACTGTTGCGAACCAATTAAGGAGTAATTATGGACAATGTAAACCAACCCCCACATTACAACACTGGAGATATTGAGTGCATACAAGCTATTCAAGCTTCTATGACCACTCGACAATTCCAAGGCTACTTAAAAGGTAACGTCATAAAATATATATGGCGTTATGAATACAAGAACCAACAAGAAGACTTGCAAAAAGCCCAATGGTATTTAGCAAGACTATTAGAAACTTATGACTATGAAGGAGAAAATCATGAGCAAAAATCATCACCGATATAACAATCAAACTTCAAGATGGTGTGACTCAAACAATGTACCGTATCAAAGAAACGGTTTTTTGTTTGGCCCCAACACCGTTGAAGACCAAGTAACAGGTACTACTTTCCACACTATTAGACCTAAACAAGGTTGGTTGGAATTACCTGAAGGTATAAAAGCCGAACAAATATTCAATGAAGGCGACTGGTTAGTCGCTGAATACCAACAAGGGTACATCCGTTGCAAAGTCACTGGCTTTTCACCGCGTGCTGGTAATCTTATTGTTGATCGTTATTACAACGACGCATGGAGACAGATAATACCTGACAGAGCTCGTCATGTTTTTGAACGAAACATTCAATATATACGAAACAACGGTAGTACTTGGGGTTGGGGTACAGGACGTTGGCTTGAAAGCTCTACAAAACCTGTAGTTGATGCCCAAGCTTCAGGACATACTGTAAAACCATGGGCATGGTTTGCAGTACCAAAAGAATCTGTATTTAAACTTAACTTATTAGGAGTACAACTATGAATATATTTGCTGTACATGAAGATCCAAGAATGGCTGCACTAGAGTTGCCAGATAAACTTGTACCAAAAATGATTGTGGAATCTGCACAAATGTTATCAACTGCACATCGCGTGCTTGATGGAGATGAAAGAGCAGATGCTAAAGGTTTATACAAAAAAGCATATGAAAATCATCCTTCAACTATATGGGTTCGACAAGATGCACTAAACTACTGGTGGTTGTGGATGCATGCCTTAACACTTTGTCAAGAATATAGATGGCGATTTACAGATGAAAGTGGTATCGCTGCTCACAAAACAGAAACTGTAATACATGCTTTACAAGAGTTACCACTTAACATTCCAACTGAAAAAGATACTAGTTGGGAAGTATTGCAAGATTTACCTTTATGTATGCCTGACCAATACAAAACTGAAAATGGATACGACCAAACTACTATAGCCGCTTATCAAAAGTTTGTTACACAAGACAAGCCTTACATGCAGGATGTATTTAAAGGCTATACTCGTGCAATACAAAAGAAAAATGACTATAAAGATGACCACTCCGGCGTGCAGTACGCCAGTAATTCATCTGGAATAGATTATCCACCACAATGGGTAACTAGAAATGCTACACCAGAACAGAAAAAACATATTGACTTGCACAAGTTAATGAATCCGGAGACTGCGATATGAGAAAATTATTGTACTTACAGTTGCTAGCAATTGTCCTGTTTGGTACTGCATGCTACATGTCCGGCGTGCAGTACGCCATTGAAGTGGAGTTAATATGACAACAAGTAAACCAAACGGAACACTTACACCAGAACAGCTGCAACGCATTCGTAATGCATTAAAACGAAGAGGTAAACTTTGAGTGGAACAATAACATCTATATCAGAAGCTGTAAAAATTGTAGAAACATTTATACAAGAAATGGCTGACGATAAATTAGATACTGGTGATAAAGAAAAGTTAGCAAAAGCTGAAAAGCAGTTTGCTCAACTAGAACACGCTATGCGTATAATCAAGAACCGACTATGAAAACTAATATATCAATTGAACTAACGAACGACGAACGAATGAACCTTGGACAAAAGTTCTATAACAAAAAACGCATGATAACGCGTGCCGACCTTAACCATATAGTTAAGAAATTTATAGGAGATGTCCTCGAAGCTACACCCCCCACCCCCAAACAGGTTGATGAAGACCCTTTGCTTGCCAAAGAATGGTCTAGTCTAACCCAATTAAAAAACTATTTAGAAAAAGAAACTCAAGTAGAAATACTAGAGTTTAATGGTTTTGAACTTATTGTGCAGGACAGTGAGTGTAAACACATATACACCCTGGGAGATCGTTTGTACAAAAAGAAAAAGGGCCTACAAAAGTAAGCCCTTTTTACACTTCATTGATACTAGGAGAAAATCAACTCCTAATAGTCTAAGTTATGTTTGTGCTATTGTCTAGCTAAAATAACCTGTGACTGTAATTGTACCAGCAGCACCTGTAGCAGGAGCAACTTGTACATGAATATCAATAGTATCGTCTGCAGTAAACTCGATTGGCTCGATTGCATCGTCATCTGCACTTAGTGCACTGAAGAGCTCAATACCACCAGCTTGACCAATAGTTGAACCATCTTTAATTGCAGCAGAGTTGGCACCAGTAGCAGTTGTGCTGTTACCGTAACCAATATCTAATACAACAGCTGGTGAACCGTTTGTGTCAATATCAGTAGATACTACTCTTAACGCGTGCAAAGTTTCCCCTGCGTATACGTTTAGAGCTTGTATTACATCGTTTAATGCTAAGACAGGAGTAGAAATAGTAGCTTTCCTTGTGAACATTTGT